CCTGGCCCGCCAGGCGTATGGCGTACCGACCAATGCCTGGTGGCTCGTGTGAATGTCCACGGTCCTAGAGGAAACGGGATATGCCGGGATTCGACGGCACCGAGTGGGATTTTCCCCAATGAAATCGGGGGGTTAGGGAAAATTTGGCCGCTCGGGTATTGAGACGGCCGTGCCACGATAAATTTTGGCCGTCGCATGTTCCTGGAGCAATTCGGCGGCCGTCAGGCGGTCCCAAGGGCGCCCGCGCACGGGCAGCATGGGGATCGATGGCACCTCACCCTTCACCAGGGCTGAAACGGCCTTAAAACGCGGCCATACGCGCCGTTGAAGCGCCAGGCCATCCGGTTCCGCCAGGCCGGCCGCGGTGGTCTGGACCTGCCAATCCAAAACCGGGCAATTCGGACGCGGATGTCCGAATTCGCTACCAATGGAGGGCTTGGTGAATTCGGACATCATTGTCGGATTCTAGGCGCTGGGCAACCTGTGGATAACCAGTCAGGCGTGGCCGTCGTCGAAGTCGGCCAGCAGATCCGGCTGGCGCTGCTTTCTGGCCGCCTGCAGGCAGCGCCTATATATCTGGTAGACCCGCACGTAGCTGATGCCGTACTCCGCCGCCAGCTCGTGGGCGTTTCCCCTGCGCATCCGCTCAAAAATCTTGCGATCGCGCTCGTTCAGCTGCACGCCTGCATCCTTGACGAAGTAGACCGCCTGGCCGCCGAAATAGTCCGCCATCCAGTCGGCCAGGTCGTTGCCGATATCGGCCGCCAGCTCGACCTCCAGGCCGTGCTTGTCGATCAGGCGCTTGGCCGTGTGCTCGGCCACGCTGGCGAGCAGCTCGTGCCGCCTGGCGGTTGAATGTTGTTCGTTCATTTGGTCGGTGCTCCTTTGCGCTGCTGTTCATAGCCCAGCGCCTGGCTGATGGCCCGAAGATCGGCCGGGTGACACCACTCGAAGTACTGCGGCGCCTTGTCCTGCAGCATTTGCTTTGCCAGGCCGTCTGCGTAGGCGTCTGGCAGGTTTCCCAGGCTGATCAACTGCGCGCGGATCCGGCGCACCAGCGGCAGGGCGTCGGCCGATGGTGTCGGACGCTTCGGCCGGCGGGTTTTGAACGCTGCCGACGCCTTGAAGCCGCAGGCCTTGAGGTGATCGAGCACGCGCTGGCGACCGGCATGGTCGAGCGCGCTGGAGCTGGTCACGCGGGCCTGCGTCCAGAGCATGGACCGATAGTCTTCATCGGTCATTCCAAGCTGCTTTTTGGCCACGTGAATCTTGGCCAGTTCGGAGTTGCGATGATCGCGTGCGAGCTTGCTCATGATGATCAGACCAATGAGGTGAAAAGACCAGGCTGGGCCTGGGTGTCCAGGTGCTCCTGGTGATGGGAAGGGCAATAGTGCTTGTTGCGGCCAACCTCGCGGGCGTGGGCGCCACAAAGGGCCGCGTCGCATGTCCGGGCCCCACCAGCCGGCCAATCGCACAGGAAGGCCGATATCGCAGCGCAGCGCTGCATCGCCTGGCCGTCGCTGGTCAGCACGCCAACGGCCGCGCAGCACGGCTCTGGCAGCTTGGTGCCGCGCATATGAACGGCCCCACCATTGATCCTGTACCAAGGCATCAGGCCACCTGCAGCTGCGCGAAGCGTTCCAGGAATTTGCGCTTGGCCGTCGTGGCGTTCAGCGGTATGACGTGCTGCCACAACGGCTCGATACCTGGAATGTCCTGCCAGTCCCAGCGCTCGACGGTCTTCGGCATCAGATCGCGCTGCTCGGTGGCCAGCATGACCAGGTCGGCATGCTTGACCGGCGCCGACAGTGTGGCCGGCAATCCGAAATGACCGAACACGAACGCCTCCACCCTGCTCTCAATGGCACGATAGTCTGGCAGCAGCTGCTTGAGCGGCGACGAAACATCACCCAGCAAGGCCTCGGCCGCATCGTGCAAGAGGCCCGCCAGGGCGTGTTTTGGCGGTACCAGGTAGGAGACATACACCGAATGCTGCGCAACGCTGTAAAACGTCGACGTGTGCCCGGTAAAGCGGCAGATCTGCGACAGCGCGTGCGCGATCTGCTCGATGTCGATGCGGTTGCTTTCGAGATCGATAAAGTCGAAGCTCGCGCCGGAGTTGGTCAGGATCGATGGTTTCATAGGGGGCTTTCTGGTAACAGTGCGATCGCCTTGTTGTTGGCGATCAGATGGCGCTTGAGGGAAGAGATCGATGACCAGGTGGAGTCATAGATGACCGCCACTTTCTCCATGCGCTCAAGGTGCGGCTTCAGGAACGACTTCCGAACGCCCTTTAATGCGGCCTTAAACCGTTCCTTTTCAGCCCGGCTATAGAGGGAAATTCTCCGGGGCCGCAGAAAGCGGCGGCGTTCTTCACAGTCCTCAATCAACCACTTCCCGCGAAACACACCATCGACATAAACCTGGATGGCCATTTGCAGCGGCTTGATCGGAACGACCTGCAGCGTCAGCTTGTATTCGTCGCATTGCAGGTAGACGCTACCAAAAGCAAACGACAACGTCTGCTCGACTTGCTTCCAATGCTCGGCCGTCATCGGCTGGGCGATCGCCAGTGCTGGATCGGCGCTCATGCGAATAGCTCCTGTTGGCCTTTGGCGGCGATCGGGGCTTCAGCGAGCATTTCGGCCGTTGGTGTGTAGCGCTGCAGGGCCTTGGGATCGAGTGATCCGCACCTATTCATGTCGACCTTGTATCCCTCCCACCAAGGCCGCCACAATGCACAGCTTTTCTGCTTCGGACAGGCCTGATTTACCCCGCCAACTCCGGCGCACCATTGATACGTCATACAGGCTCCCCTGTCCTGGCGTCGAACCAGATGCCGCGCTCGTGCGTCCAGAGCGTCAACATGACCGGGCTGGTTTCGTCAGTGGCCACCCGCAGGCTGGTGCCGGGCTTGCGACCGCTTGATGTGTCGTTGATCGCCTTCGCCAGCGACTCGGCCGCGTTCATCAGGGCGTCTGTGTCTTCGGCATTGGCCGCGTCGAATTTGGCTAGGAGCTTCCAGGCGCCGCTGTTGTTCAACTCCAGACGGCACGGCTTTGCGGCGATCATTTGATCCTCCACACACCGACCTCGGTATCGTTCACCCTGCGCAATGCGAATTCACCAAGGCCAGAGGTCTTGCGAATGTTGCAGGCGTTGCTCACGGCACTGCGGCAGGACAATGGAAGCACACACGACTGGCCGACCTGCATGCGATCGAGCAAGGGATCCCATTTGCGTGGGCGGGCGCCCTGCTTTGGCAGCGGCACGTTTTCGCGCAGCTGGACTTTGTCCAGGTCGACATCGAGCACCGGGTGGTGCATGTTCCCCTTGTCATGGACGCCGCTGGCCATCAGCATGTCCGGTCGTGCGGTTGGATGAACCACCGGGTTCGCCTTGATCCTCGGATGACCAGTGCCCACGCTATAGACGATCTCGTCGTCAACATTGGACGCCCGCTTGAGCGCGCCGGCCTCAATCGCGGCGCTCAGTCTGGTGTGCACCAGTTTCGCGTTGACATCGAACTTGGCCTCGATGTCATTGGCCGACAGGCATTCGTCTGGATTGGTGGTGAAAAACTCGATCACGCGATAGTCGAGGTCACCGGGTTTAGGCCGGTATTTCATACGCTTGGCTCCTCGGTGGATCCGGCCAGGCTCTTGTGCCGCTCCGTGGCCTGGTACTGTTTGCAGACGGCCTGGGCCGTCACGTAGAAGCCGCCCTTCCTGCAATACCAGCTGACGGTGTCAAATGGCGGGCTGCGATCCGCCCGCTGCTCGTCGCCGCTGATGCAGTTGCGGCAGGCAGGCCGCTTGTTGGCTGCGACAAAGCCCTGAAGGCTCATGGCGACCTTGATCGTGCTCATCGCGCCACCTCGGTCGGTTCGTCCTCTGCAACGCCCTTGAGCAGGGCCTTGACCAGCTTGTCGACGCCGGCGGTCGCGTCCTTGCAAAACACAACATCACCGGTGTCCTCGACGGTGATGCCCAGGCGCTTGAGTTCGGCCGCGGTCAGGTTGGCCAGGGCATCCTTGACTGGTGTATCCGTGGTCTTGCACAGGACATCGAACTGCTCCGGGAAATGCCGCCGGATCAACCGGACCACCTGATCGTCGTCATCCCAGGTGATCTTGCCTTTGCCCTTTGCATAACCCAGCTTGATGCCATGCAGCACCATGCTGCGCGGACGCACGAACAACTGCGGCGCCTGGGCGATCGCGGCCTTGAGCACTGCGTCGGCCTCGGCAACCGCGGCGACAGCCAGGCGCAGGCCCGGCATCTTGCGTCTGGTGCTGGCTTGTAGCTCTTCGTGCAGGGCTGTCGCGCGCGTTGTCAATACATCGCGCTCCTTGCGCAGCGCTTTGGCTGCGGCTTCGATCTTGTCCAATTCGGTGGTCATGGTTTCCTTCCAGGTAGAGGGTCAGGTTTTGAGGGTCAACTGTCCGAGCAGCTCGGGCATCGAGATCTGGCGCATGCGGCTCTCCAGCACCAGGGTGGACATCGCACGCCCGCGCAGGAACTGCAACGTCTTTTCCAGCTCGGCGGGCGAGGCCGCCATGTAATAGCCGCTGGTGGGTGTGCCGCAGATGTGGGCGCCGTCCATGCGCAGGTCGGTGATCACGATGCGGATGTGGCGCTCCAGCATTGCGCAGCTGGCCGACTGTCCCGTAATGCGCACCACCAGCTCGCGCACGTGGATGCCGTTTTCTTCGCCGATGTGGTGACTCAGCTCGGTGAGCACCTGGGCCGGTGTGATCTGCATCATGGTGGCGGCCCTTCAGTGAATGCGCGCATCAGCCGGCGCATGCTGCTGCGCGGCGGCGGCCGTCAGTTCGGTGCTCAACCTGGCAGCGGCGACAGCCGCACCCTCTGTGCAGCAGGGGTTTTGCAGCGCCAGGTACTTGAACGTCATCAGCAGTGCGTCGAGCGTTCTGCGATGCGGCTCGGCCGCCAGGGCCGAGTGCAGTGCATTGGCGATCCGGCATACCTCGGCCGCATCTTCAAATGATCCAGCCGGTGCGTTCATACGATGCCCCACTGACGCAGGAAGAAGCCGGCCAGGAAAGATGCAAGGAACAGCAAGAACAATATGCCAGCCACCGCCCCAATCCGGCGAATCAATCGCGCACGGCGCCGCTGGCGCCGGCTATCGAAGGTGCGCGGCCCGATCTTCCAGTCGCAACCGCTGCAGGCCGGATTGCGCGTCTGACACAGGCCCAGCTCCATGCAAGTGCGGTATTGCCGCTCGCCGCCTGGAGTCACCCGGCTGACGTGGCCGGTCTGAATGGTGCGTGGGAAGTGCCCACGATCAGGGTTGCCCTTGTAGATTGGATCGATGGCGTTCATGAGCGTGCTCCTAAAAATCCCAGCCAATCGCTGGCGGCCTCGAAAACCGCGACCTTGCGCGGCACGTTGAATGCCCGTTCAATGCGCCTTGCACGGCGCCGGATCCAGGCCAGTGGTGATCGGTTCATGACGACGACTCCTTGCGGTGAATGCAGGTCTTGCAGGCGCGATACAGGGCCGAGCGCTGCGAGTTGGTGAAGGCCAGCGGGCGCGCCTGGTAGTCCAGGCAGTGACGCCGGCCCAGCGTGCCCAGCACGGGGCACTGCACGGTCTCGGACATGTACTGGCCGCGGATGCGCTCGGACATGCCCGCAACGTCGCCGGGGTATCGATCCCGCAGCAGGTTATTGACGACGGCCGGGCTGATGCCCAGGTCTTCGGCCACCTTGCTCTGGCTGTGCAGGCGGGCCACGGCATCGATCAGCGCCTGCTTTACGTCGGCAGTCAGCACGGTCATCTTGCGCGGCTTATTCGAGGCCATCACAGACCTCCTGGGCTGTTTCCAGCTCCATGAACGTGCCGACGTTGCGATCGAACACCACCTTGCGCCTGGTGATCGCCGGGGCATGCGGCCCGGTGTTGTTGACCAGGCGCAGCTTGGCGGCCGTGCCCGGCTTGCCAGGCCGAACCGGCTGCAGGTATCCGGCCTTGGTGAGGGCCTTGCAATAGGCCTTGGCGCTGGCGGGCTTGACCACGCAGGCGTCCAGCGTGGCGGCTGCGGCCAGCTCGTGCCAGTCAAACACCTTGAGCACCTTCATGGCGCGCCACATGCTCAGCGTCGCCACGCCCTGGGTCACCGGCTGGCCCTTTTGCGTCAGGCGCGGCGCATCGGCCGGCCGCTTCTTCACCTGATACTCGATCGCGGTCAGGCCGTTGCCGCGGCTCATCGGCAAGCCGCCACCGACCCGCAGCACGTACCCTCCGCGCTCCAGCGCTTCGAGGTAATCCTGGACAGCTTCGAGCTGCACCATCGGATTGCACTTGTCCTGTGCCTGCATGGCTGTGAATCCCGCCGGCAAGGCCATCAAAGCGGCCCACACGCGCTCGCGTGGGGTGCGCAGGCCCCTGTACTCCAGCTCGATCGGTTTACGCGCCACGGCGGCCTCCTTTGGCGGCTGGGCTGACCATGTCGGCGGTCACGGTCGTGACGCCCTTGCGTTTGCACTCCTCCTTGATCCGCTCGATCTCCGTGGTGATGCGCCGGGCGACACCGTTGGTCATGGTGGCCAGGGCCTGGTGGGCGGCTCCGTCGAAGGTCAGGCCGGGCGCGTAGTGGCGCGTCAGCTCGGCCGTGTCTTGCAGGTCACAGGGAACCGCATGCACCCACACCAGCACCCGGTCATGGAAGCGCTCGTGCCGGGTCAGCAGTTTTTGACGCAGCCGCTCCTCGCCGATCAGGAAGATCGGCGTGGCGCACTGGTCGTGAATGGCGCGGATGAAATCGACGCTTGATTTCTCGGCGATGTGGTCGAACTCGTCGATCACCAGGCTGCGCTGGGTCTGCATCAGGCGCTCGCAGATCGCGTCGAACATCTGCGCGGTCGACCATTGGGTCTTCCAGCGCACATCCAGCTCGGTGGCGATCAGCTGAGCCAGGGTCTTGGTGGTGTCGAACATCCGCAGCTGGACGAATGCCGCATTGGCGCCCAGCGGGTGCGCCATGTAGAGGGCGGCCTGGCTCTTGCCATAACCAGGGGGACCGGACAGCACCGCGATGCGTGGCATCTGTGGAGTTGCGGCCTGAATTTGCTTCATGGCCGTGAGCGCCAGGCCGACGTTGGCCAGCTTGGCCACACCGGATCCGGCAGTTTGTTGATCGGTCGCTTTTGACATACACTTTCCTTCGTTGTTGATCTAACCCGTTGACACACCATCCGGCCCGCCAGGCGCTCCAATGCCTGGCGGGCTTTCTCTTTAGCCGCTGGCCTCTGCCAGTGGATCGGCGCCGGCCTGCATCGCATGCCAGCCCTGAAACTCATTGCTTCCCTCGTAGCTGCGCAGCCAGTCGACATCGCGCGCACCGAGCTGCTCGCCGGCCGCCATGCGCGCGGTCAAGCGCACCCAGGCGCTGTAACGCTGGCGTGGGCTGTCCAGTACCGGCTGCACCTGGGCCGGCTCGGCCAGCGAGGCCCTGGCCGCGTCGCGCATAGCGTCCTGCGCGCGGCTGTCGCCCTGGCTGGCCAGGACCGAGGCGATCGCGTCCGTGCTCTGCTGCACCACCCGCGGGCTGATGCGGTGCACGTTCTGCGCAGCGTCGGCTGCAGCGTCCTGGCGCTCGACATAGATCGAATTGACCGCCTGGCGCGTGAGACCCTTTTTCTTGGCCGCGCGCAGCGCGTCGACCATTGGCTTGATGGTTTGCGACTCGATGGCGCGTGTGCGCGCGGCCAGCTCGGCGCGGTTGATCCCGAGCATCGTGTGATCGAGCGCGCGGCAGACATAGGTGCCGTCCAGGGCGAAAACATGCAGCGCGCCGAGGTCGGCTTCGTCCTGGCGGCAATAGACCTGCTGTCCCATCACGCCGGCCAGCTCGGCCGCGGCGAACCAGGCATTGCCCAGGCTGATGCCGCGCTTGGTCACCATGCGCAGGCCATTGCCAGCGACCGGCATCATGAACAGGTCCAGCGCCCGCGCATCGACCTGGGTGATCTGGCGCAAGTGACGCTCGGCCATCTGGTTGGGCGTGCATCCCAGCTCCGAATGGACCCGGTCGTGGTACTCATCGACCCAGCTATTGATCACGCCCTGGAGCTGCTCGGGCGACATGTGCAGGTCGATGCCTTTGTCACCGAAGCGCTGGGCGAATGACTTGGCCGATTCGATCGCCTTGCGCATGGCCACGTCATGGCCGACGAAGCCCGCCAGCATGGGGAACAGGTCGTGGAGCAGCGTACCCAGACCGCGCTCAATAAACGGCTTTTGATCGGGGCTAAATGGCGTGCAAAGGGGATGTTTGACCTGGAGCGCCTGCAGGGCGAAGTCGAAGTCGGTGGCGGTGTAATCCTTGCCGTTGTCGGTCTTGATCCGCTGGGGCAAGCCAAAGGCCAGGATGGCGTTACGCGTGACCGCCTTCACGGCATTGGCGCTGCTGGTACGCGAGACAACCACCTGCATGCGCCGGGTGAACACATCGATCATGGCCACCAGGGCATGGCGCCGGATCTCGCCCGTCTGGCCGTCTGTCAGGTTGAAGGCCAAGTCAACCCGCTGCTGACCGTCCGCGATCGTCGAGTCGAGCTGCCACTCTTCATTGGGAACCGTGATGTGCTCGCTGCGCGATCCGAACGCCGGCATGTATTTGTTGCGCCAGCCGTCCGGGTTCTTGAATTTGAGCAGCGCCACCTGGTTCTTGGCGTTGAAGTCGCGCAGCCAGCGGTTGATGGTGCTGATGCTGGGGGTGCGCTCGGCGCCGAGCTGCTGCTTGAGTACACGAGCGACCTGGCGGGCGGTTGGCCGGTGCATTTCAGCCACCGCTGCCACGAATGCGTTGTATGTATCCTCATCGCGCATCAGTTGGGACTGGCCCTTGTCCGCGCGTGGCTTGCGCTCCAGCAGTGCCTGGACGCCGACCGTGCGCCAGGCGCGGTACCACTTGTCCAGCGTCTTGGCGGGCAGCGTTGGATAGGCAGACACCGTGCCCGCGTGAGCCTCGATCTCGCCTGCACCCCACAAGACGCAGAACTCGGTGATCGCGCTCCAGACTGCGCCGCCGCGCATCCGGTGGTACGCCTCAAAGCGCTGGAACAAGTCCAGGCGTGGATTGCGCAGCGGATCCAGGCCGCCTTGGCTGGCCAGCTGCACGCCGAATCGGGCCATTGAGTCGGCGCATGCCTGCACCTGGGCGTCGCGCTGGGCCTGCTGCGCCGCATCGTTGGCCGCGCGGATCGGCCGCATCACACCGGCCACGCTTGCCGTGGCCCGTGTTGCCAGCGCCTGCTGGGTTTCCGCAGGCAAGCTGGCTGCGAGGTATTCCATGCCGCTGCGACCCCGACCAGACCTGGGCCGTGACTGCCACGATTCGCTTTGCGCGCGCCGCAGCACGCTGCGCGGTGTTGAGGGCATGCCTGGCAAGCCGGCCAGGTCTGGAGCGGCAAGCCACATCATGCTGAGACCCTCCCGGTTTTCGCGCGGCTGACTGATCGCGCGCGGCGCTGGCTCACACTGGCCAGGGCGACGCGGTTGCGCGTCAACGCTTTGGCGTGATCCCGATTGACCCCAGGCGCGTACCTGGACGGCCAGATCTGCTCGGCCGGCAACTTCAACTCACGCGCCACCAACTGCTCGACAACCCACCAGGGCCTGGTCAACACGTTTTGAATCTGCTTGTATCCGTGGGCCATTCCAACACGACGGAGTGATGTTCCACACTTTCGGAGTGCTGCAACCACATCTGCAGGGTGCCAATCAACCAGCCGTGAAGCATTTTCTGTGTTCATGGCGGCAATCATAAACACAAATAGGTGTAATGGACAACAAGAAATCAACCCATTCGAGTGTCTTAGGTGAAAACCCTTAGTCCGAAAAATGGGGAAATTCGGTATTTGTCGATTGACGGCCCAGCTTGCCAACTCACAATTGGAGCAATGAACACACAAACCGCACCCAACCGACCGGCAGGTCCACCTCTGCCGGTGGATCCGTTAGATCGCGAAACCTCGGCCGGAGTCATCGCTGCAGATGTTGGCCGGCGAATCAAGGCGGCCAGAGAAAGAACCAAAGTCACCCAGGATCAGCTAGCCAAGGCCATCAGCGTTCATGTCAACACGATTGGCAAGGTCGAGCGCGGAGCAACCAGCCCGGACGCCAAGATGCTGCTCGACATCGCGCCGCGCATTGGTGTGCGGGCTGACTGGCTGCTGGTGGGCGACGGTGCCCTGCTAGGGGCTATCGAGTGCAAGCAGGCGCCGGCCGATGATCTGGACCTGGTTGTGCTCGACTCGTTGGCAAACCCAGACCAGGTAGAGCCAGTGCCAGTGGAGTTGGCCTTCTCGCGCGCCTGGATGAGCCGTCGACGATTGCAGCCGTCGACGTTGGTGTCTTGTCCGGCTCGCGGAGACTCAATGGAGCCGACTGTGTACGACGGCGACACGTTGGTCGTCGATCGTGCCATCACCAAACTGGTCGGCGACGGCTTATACCTGATCGAGCGTGACGGTGAGCGCTATTGCAAACGGCTCCAGCTCCGCTTTGATGGCGGGCTGAACATCATGTCTGACAATTCTCGTTATGAGGCGCAGCAACTGTCGGCCGACGTTGCTTCGCAGCTCCTTGTGATCGGCCGAGTGATATGGGTTGGAGGTTTGCGATGAAACACAGAACGATTGCCGCGTCCATTGCTGCGCTGGCGTTGACGGCGGCACACGCCGCAGATCCTGCTGCGGCCCTGCTCCAGGCGTGCACCGGGCTGGGCAAGTATTCCGCCGATGTGACGTTGTCGCCGCCTGTTCTGGTTCCCGCTGACTTGACCTCGCAGCGTCTGCGTGGCTGGAGCGAGGTGCACACGATCAAGGGCATCGTCAGTGCCCGGCCCAGCGCCAAGGTGGCCGGAGACTTCAAAGCCGCCGGCCAGCGTTGCCAGTTCGATGTCAGCGTGGACCTGAAGACGGTCGCGGTGTCCAAGCGCGCATGCATGGCCCTGTGCAAGGGCGAGTCTTATGCGACGATCAGCAAAAATGGTGTGCCGTCTGTCGCCTATTTCGGTGTTGACGGAAGCGAACAGTTCAATCGGTAGCACAGCAGGCCATAGTCGGTCTATTAATGGACTTGATTGGTAAAGGCCTTTCCGATCATTTAATTCATGCGCGCGCGAACATGCGCGCATGCCCTCGCGCAACGTCAACCTCATCGTCATCCACTGCTCAGCCACCATCAGCGGCAAGCCGCTGTTGCGTGGCACGCCGGGTGCTTCCAACTTCCGAAACTGTGCCCAGGTCATCGACGCGTGGCACGCCGAGCGCGGATTCCATCGCAAGGACGCCGCGCGCCAGGCCTTCAATCCCAATCTTCCGGCGATCGGCTATCACTTCGTCGTCGACCTGACTGGTGAGGTCTACACCGGCCGGGCCGTCGAGGAGATCGGCGCCCATGCGGCCGGACACAACAGCGCCAGCGTGGGCATCTGCCTGGTTGGCGGCCTGGAGCGCGAGGGCCGGTACACCACCGAACAGTGGAAGTCGCTGACAAGCATTGTCCGGTGGCAGTCGACCGTGCACAGCATCCCATTGGCGCCTCCACTGCGCAATGGCGACATCGTCTGGCGCGGTGTGTGTGGCCATCGGGATCTATCGCCCGACGCCAACGGCAACGGCCAGATCGAGTCCAGGGAATGGCTCAAGACATGCCCTGGCTTTGATGTGACCGCCTGGCTGGGCAACGACTTGCGACCGTTCGAGGCCCATCTGTGGGTGCCGCCGCTATGAGCGACGCAGCCGACGCCACCGTCAAGCCGCCACGCAAGCCGTGGTGGAAGTCGCGCACGCTTTGGTTCAACGCGCTTGTGTTGGCCCTGACTGCAGCCGAGACCCAGATCAACGTTTTGCAGGGCGCGTTGCCCGGTGGGCTCTTTCCTTGGGTGGCCTTTGGGCTTCCCGTGGTCAACGCCGCCCTGCGCTTCATTACAGCCCAGGGCCTGGGCAAATGACGCTCGCCTGGCGCTTGTTCGCCATCGTCCTGGTGGCCGTCAGTGTGCTCGCTGGTGGCTACCGCTGGGGCGCCGTGGCCACCAACAACCGGCACCAGGCCGAGCAGCTGCAGGCCGAGCGCGCTGCCAACGCCAAGTATGTGCGCCAAGTCGAGCACGGTATCGACGCTGCTGCGCAGGCCATCACCGAACGCCGCGAAATGGAGGACCGATATGCCGACCTGGACAAACAACACGCTGCGCTGCGCCGCAAGGTTCCGCTGCTGGTGCGCGCAGCAGCTGCTACACAGCAAGCTATGGCGCCTGCAGCGCCAGCCGCTGCCGCAAGCCAATCTGTGCCAGGTGCGACCGATCCCGCCACCGAGGCGCCGTGGGTCTTCGCACTACCTGTGCCTGAGCCTATCGAGCTGTCTGGTGCTGCTGTCTGGTTGTGGAACAGCGCCCTTGCAGGCACCAGTGATGTGCCCCCCGATTCCTGCCGAGCTGCTGGAGCCGCCGGAGGCGCCGCTGCTGCTTGTGCCCTTGGTACCGGACTCACCGTCGACGACGCCTGGGACAACCAGGCCGAAAACGCCAAACGAGCCGCCCGCAACAAAGCGCGCCATGAGCGCTTGATCCGATTCCTGCAGGCCAGAGACGGCCAGCAGGTGCCTGTGCCTTCCCTTCCGTAAACCTTCGAGAAACAGACCATGAAATCCCTTTTGAAGAGCATCAATCACATTGCCACCAAGCTGACACTGATCGCCACGCTGGCGGTCTCTGCATTCCTGACGGCTGCGCCGTCATCGGCATTGGCTGGCATCAGCTTGTCGACTCCCACGCGCACCGCAATGATGGGTGCGGTCATCACCCAGGCCGGCGCCACCGGTGCAAAACTCAAGCTGTACAACGGCTGCACGATCCCCACCGGAGTCGCCGCGGCGTCAGGCTGCACGCTACTGGCCACGCTGACCTGGACATCCGTTCCGATCGGCACAGCCACCAACGGCACGATCGACTGGGACGAAGCAGGCGTCAGCCAGACCAACAGCAGCCACGTCAACGGCACACCGACATTCGGCCACATTACCACCAGCGGCGACACGGTGGTCTCGCGTGTAGACATCTGCACCGGCTCGAACGCCCCCTGCTGGACCTTTACCGGGTCTGTCGCCAACGGCCAGAACGTCACGCTGACGGGCCTGGTGTTCACTGCCGGCAATCCCTGACCCTGGGCCTACGCAATGGCCTCACCAGTCGCTGACAGCTACAGCGTCGCCAGCGGTGCCGCATTGTGGGTGGGGCGGTACCCGCCTGGATCGATGCACGGTTCTATCGTGTTGGGCGAGGTGTCGGCAACAGGTGATATCGGCAATAACCTGTCTCAGGCATCCGGCGCTGCAATGCTTGGCGATACGGAAGCGGGGGGGAGTTTGGATGGATACGCCTTGCCAGCATGGCGCCAGGGGATGGTGCCTTGGGAGTGGCGAGAACTCCCAGGAACGGCTTCTTTGTCGGGGGTCATGCCCACTGATGCCTTGGCGCTGCGGGCACTGCCGGCGGCGCTGGGAGGCTACGGCACCCGGATGAATGCCTGGAACGGATTTGCCTTCGTTGGGAAGTGCGTCTATTTGGCAGCGGCCGGTGGGCACGCCGACTGGCCTGGAAACGCCGTCTACAAAATCGACCTATCCACGCCAGCTCCGGTGTGGACGCTGCAAAAGGATTCGACCCTCGCGGTCGATGTGATCGAAGCGTCTCCATACTACGCGGACGGCAAACCCTCCTCGGCTCACCTGTACAAGACGCTGCATGGCGTGCGAGGTCAGATCATCCGAACGATGGCGACATGGGTTTACGGAGTTGGGACCAGTCACAACGCTGTGGATGCATTTGACATCGCCACGAACGAGTGGTTGCCTGCAGGTTCGTATCCGGTGAATCCGGAGATTACGAACGGCGGCCCTGTGTGCATCGATCCGCGTGATGATTTCTTGTACTACGCCGGGAACACCAAGGTCTGGAAGCGTGATCCAGTCACGGGCGTCTGGACTGGTTTGGCGTCTATCCCGAACGCGGGATCTGCCATCGCCAGTTCTATCGCTGTGGTGGATACCGACCGGAACACGATCATCTACATGCACGACCAGTACAACATTGGCTCGGCATTCATTTACGACATTACGGCAAACACCTTTACCCGCCTAGTTCCCTCCGGGGCCGCTGTGTCCGAGATGGTTGGGAAAACAGAAGGTCACGGATGGTACTTGCCCGCCGAGAACGCGGTGATTGCAAAGAGCAAGTTCACCGATCGAGTCGGGAGGATTGATACCGTGAACCTCAACTGTGAATTTCAGGCAACTACAGGCGGCACAGGTATGGCCGATGCAGTTAACGGCGTGCAAACAAGATTTGCGCGTATCGACCCGTTGGGTGGATTCTTTTATCAACCGAGCTACGCATCCAATGCGTGGTTTCTGGCTACGGAGTAAGTGATGGCAGCGCGTTTTCCGCAATCGGCATCACCGATAACCTGCAGCATTGCCGCGGCCTACGCGGGCAAGATCCACGTTGTCTACTGGCCCGCTGGTCCGGACAGCTTGCACCGCCTCCGGTCGGGTGAGTCCGTCACAACGATCATCACCCGCGCCACGTCAGGCGCCACGTTCGACGCTACGACCGGGCGCCTGACTGGCACCAGCACAGTCGACTTTACCGACAGCATCTCGGGCGGCTATGGCGGGCTGAAAGAAAACAGCGACTTTGCCTTCGGTCAAACCGGCTATGGTGACTATTTCGGCGGGACGGTTCCGTTGATGAGTCTTTTCACCAGCTTTGATTGGGTCTATCAATACTCGTCAGGCTTCGGGGTTCGGAACTACAGCGCCGCGTACTGCGGCATGGGAGCGATTGCCGTTGGCACCGCACCATACAACGGTGCTCCGTCGTCGCCCAACAACAACATTGGCGAACTATTCGGCATTGCTGGCCGCAACTTGCAAACCGACCCCACCGAGAAGCAAAAACTTTGGTGGCGCGGCACCGCCACTTCTATCGGCAATGGCACGGCAACTGGAACTCGTGAATTGGGCGGAACGGCAACGCCATTCAAGATGGGCGCCAGCTACAACGGCGGCACAACTGGCCTTACGTCAGAGTGGGAATCCGCATGGTTCGGCGCCGCGACGCTCACGAATGTGGAAATGGCGGCGCTGTCGGACGATCCGTCGGTGCTGGTGGAGATTCCGGCACCGGACACAACTCCGCCGACCTTGACTGACGCGACTTCGGCGGCAACGAGCAATACTACAGGGTCGGGCGGCGTAACCACGAACGAGGGTACTGGCACCCTGTATGCTGTTTGTACAGCAAGCTCAACCGCCCCCACGGCCGTCCAGGTGAAGGCCGGACAGAACGCATCAGGTGTCGCAGCCGTTTATGCAACCAGCCAAGCAATTTCATCTGCAGGCGCCAAGACTGTCGCGGCAACAGGGCTTCTTGCTAGCACCAGCTACTACTGGCACTTTGCGCACGAAGATGGATCGGGAAACATCTCAACCGTCGCAAGCTCCCCTAGCTTTACAACAGACCCGCCTCCGGCGTCTGAGGTGTCAGGTGGTGCAACCCTTGACGACATCACAGCCAGCGGCAGTATGTCTATACCGCCGGGAGTCATAACCACGCCGGTACTCAAGAACAACACTGGCACCGTCCTGGCAAGCGTCAGCGGTGTCGTGGCCAACGTGTACAACCAGACCACTGGCGCACTGGTGGTGCGCAAGACCGGTCTTGCGAGTGACGCCAGCGGCATTGTCACGATTACCGATGCGGCGCTGATCCACGGCACCAGCTACGTCTACGAGATCGACCTTAGCGCGGCCAGCATGGGCCGTCGTCTACCTGTCGGGGTGGCAGCGTGAGCCTGCGCATCGATACCAGCGAACTGATCTCGGGCGCGTATGTCGTTGGCGAGACTGGCCTTGGCGTTCTGGCCGAAGACATTCCAACGATCGGCCTGGACGGCGCAAGTTTTCTCTACAACGATCTGAGTCTGCCAGCCGACAACGGCAAGGAGGTGCGCGGCCTGATCGTCACGCCACCGAGCGATGGCGTGTTCTACGCCTGGGAAGATGGCAGCTTCACGCTGACTGACGCTGCGGACGGCAGCTACACCTTTGTGTATCGGCTGTATGTAGATGGGGCTGATCAAGGCACGGCGACTGCGACCATCACTGTGGGCGCTGCCGCAAGCAGCACGTTGTCGGGCAGTGCCACCTTGGGCGACGTGTCGGCCGATGGGGCATTGGCACAGGCCGGTGCGTCCGATCTGTCGGGCAGTGCCACCTTGGGCGACATCGCAGCCAGCGGCGGCGGCAGCGGCAGCTCGGCTTCAGACATCTCGGGTGACTCGCCCTTGGGCGATGTGGGTGCGGGTGGCGCGATGTCGGGATCCGTCACCAGTCCAGGAACGTCTGGCCAGTCTTATGTGGTGTCGGCATCAGGCCGCCGCTGGGAAGTAGTCGCCAGGGGCCACGGTGTCGCAGAAAGCAAGACCGTGGTGTGGCCTGCAAAGTATCCAGGCGAGCGGGTCGGTGTCATGTTTGACTTCCGACCAGACATGGCTTTTGGCGATGCCGTCTCGTCGGTGGCCTTCGTCGTGTCAACTGTTCACGGCACGGACGTCTCGCCTGCCAATCTGTTGAGTGGGTCTGCATCCGTCAAGGGCGGCCGAGTATTCCAGGATTTGCATGGCGGTTCGATCGACTGCAGCTACCTGGTCGAGTGTGAAGCAACGCTGCTCAAAGGCGGCGTCCTTATTCTGGCGGGTGTTCTTCCCGTGAAGTCGTATTGAAGGGCCATTTGGAATGGGTGAAATTGATTACAAGGCTGCGGCCTTCTGGTTTGACGTTGCGCAGTGGATGTCGATCATTGTGGTGGCGGTCTGGTCCTACCTGCGCACCAAGGACTCGGACAACCAACAGGCGATTGGCGACGTGGCGTCGAAGCTAGCCGAGTTCATCAAGCAGGCCAACGCGGCGAACGAACAGCAGAACAACCGTCTGACCATCGTCGAGGAGTCGCTGCAGCATATGCCAACCAATGAAGAGATCAATCACCTGTCACGCGACGTGGCCACGGTCAAGGCGCAGGTCAACGGCGTGGCCGCGCTCCTGGAGCGCGTCGAGCATCAGACCCAATTGATTCACGAACATCTGCTGAACCGAAAATGAGTTACCAAACCACCATCACCGAAGACCGGCGGCTTTCCATCCTGCTGGTGCTGCAGCACACGCCAGGCTATACCGCCAACGCGTATCTGTTGCGCGAGGCCATCGACCAGATCTATGGCCACGCGGCGAGCCTGGACCAGATCCGCACTGACCTGGCCTGGCTGGCCGAGCAGCAGCTGGTTCGCACGCAAGAGGCGGCCAGCACCACGCTGGCGACTCTGGCCGAACGTGGCCACGATGTGGCGCTCGGCCGCGCAACGCAGCCAGGCGTGAAGAAGCCGTCGCCCGCACCATGACTGCCGCCACCACCCGCAAGCGCAAGCCGTCAAGGCCCAGCTCGATCACGCAGCTCGACCCTGCCATCAAGGAGGCGGTCGACAAGGCCGTGCGCGACGGACGCCTGACCATTGACCAGATCGTCTCGCTGATCGACGCCCAGGGCGGCGATGCCAGCCGATCGGCCGTGGGTCGGTATGTCAAGAACGCCAAGGAGCGCATGGAGGAGTACCGCAAGGCCCAGGGCATCGCGGCCGTGTGGGTCGACAAGCTGGGCAACGAACCGCAGGGCGACGTGGGCCGCCTGGTGCTGGACATGCTGCGCATGGTGGCGTATCGCACCGTTGGCGACATCGAGAGTGCGTCGCCCGAAGACCTGATGTTCCTGGGCAAGGCCATGAAGGACATCGCCGGTGCCGACAAGCTGGTGGTCGACCGCGAGATCAACGTGCGCAAGCTGATCGCCGCGCGCGCCGAGAAGGTGGCCGAGCAGATCACCAAGGAAGCGCGCAAGATGGGTGCCAGCGAGGAGACGATCCAGACCTGGCGCAACAAGGTGCTGGGAGTGGCCGAGAAGTGAACCAGGCAGCGATCGCCGAGCCGGTGCAGCTGCCGCCGGCCATGAAGCCGCTGGCGGCCGAAATCCACTACCAGGTCGAGCAGCGCTCGCCGGGCGTGTTCCTGGACTACCAGGGCGCCTGGGTCATGGACAAGGCGCGCGTCAAGGTAATCGAGAAAAGCCGACGCGTTGGCCTGTCCTGGGGCGAGGCCGAAGACGCGGTCGAGTGCGCGGCATCGAGCACCGGCATGGATGTCTGGTACATCGGTTACACCAAGGACATGGCGATCGAGTTCATTCTCGACTGCGCGCAATGGGCCGGCCACCTGGCAGGCTTCACAGCCGACATCGAGGCCGGCGAGGAGATCTTCATTGACGGCGAGGAGCGCCAGTCGATCCTCAAATTCTCGATCACATTTGCCAGCGGCAACCGGATCACCGCACTGTCGAGCACGCCGCGAAACCTGCGCGGCAAGCAGGGCCGGGTCATCATTGATGAGGCGGCATTTCACACCGATCTGGCCGGCCTGATCAAGGCCGCGATGGCGCTGCTGATCTGGGGCGGCGAGGTGCGCATCATCAGCACGCACAACGGAGACGACAACCCGTTCAACCAGACGGTCAAGGACATCCGTGCCGGCCGCCTGCCCTACAGCCTGCACCGGGTTACCTTTGCCGACGCCATGCGCGCTGGCCTGTACCGACGGGTATGCCAGCGCACCGGTGTCCCCTGGACGGCCGAGGGCGAGGCGCAGTGGGAGGCCGAGATCCGCGCGCAATATGGCGACGACGCCGAGGAGGAGCTGGACTGCGTACCCAAGCACGGCACCGGTGCGTTCCTCACGCGCGAGCTGGTCGAGCGCTGCATGGTCAACGGCTGGCGCGTGTTGCGCGATAAGCGCGAGCCAGAATTCACGTTCAAGCCCGAACGCACCCGCCAGCTGGCCATCCTGGACTGGTGCACGGAGTACCTCAAGCCCGAGCTGGACGCCCTGGCCGAGCTGCAGGACGTCACCAGCTACCTGGGCGGCGACTTTGCCCGCATCAGCGACCTGTCGGCGTTCGCGCCGCTGGTCCAGTTTCGCAGCCTCAAGCGCAGGGTGCCGTTCATCGTCGAGCTGCGCGGCATGCCGTTCGACCAGCAGTTGCAGGTGCTTTGGTACATCCTGGACCACCTGCCGCGGTTCGTGGGCGCCGCGCTCGATGCGCGCGGCCTGGGCATGCACATGGCTGAGAAGACCGCGCAGAAATACGGGCAGACCCGGATCCTGTGCATCCAGGCCACCCAGCCCTGGTATCTGGAGCACCTGCCGCCCTACAAGGCTGCATTTGAAGACCAGTTGATCGCGCTTCCAATGGACGCCGATGTGCTCCAGGACCATCGCGTGCCGCGGGTGATCAAGGGCATCCCGCAGATACCCGAGCTGCGCACAACCGACGCAGACAAGAAAAAGCGCCACGGCGACACCTTCATTGCCGGCGCCCTGGCCTGGCACGCCAGCCGCACCCTCAAGGGCAGCACCGACTACGACTACCAGGCCGGGCCGGACAAGTCGCGCACCTGGGACGCGCCCGCCAAAGACGACGACACACCGAGCAACCAGGCCGGCGCCTGGTAGCCACTGAACGAAGAGACCACCATGTCCATCCTTGACCAATTCGGCAGGCCGATCGAGCGCGAGCAGCTCCAGGAGCCGCAGACCTCCCGTGTCGGGCACCTGCACACGGAGTATGAGAACCACCCCAGCCGCGGCCTGACACCGCCGCGCCTGGCGCGCATCCTGCAGGACGCTGAACAGGGAGACTTGACTGCCCAGCACGAGCTGTTCCAGGACATGGAAGAGAAGGACGGCCACCTTTTCTCGGTCATGCAGACCCGCCGCCAGGCGCTGCAGCGGCTGGATTGGTCGATCGTGCCTGCGCATGGCGCCAATGCGGCCGAAACCGCACTGGCCGAGTATGCAGAGGAGACGATCCGTGGCGGCATCGGCGACTTCGGCGACCTGTTGTTCGATATGTCCGACGCGATCGGGCACGGCTTTGCCGCTCTGGAGCTGCAATGGCAATCAATGGGCCGCGACCTGGTGCCGGTGTGCGCAGTGCACCGCCCGCAGTCCTGGTTCAAGCTCTCCAGCAATCCGGAGCACAACCGCAACCAGCTGCGCCTGCGGGACAACTCGGCCGATGGTGCCGAGCTGTGGCCTTTTGGATGGGTGTTGCATGAACACCGCGCACGCAGCGGCTACATCGCCCGCTCGGGTCTGTTCCGCGTCATGGCCTGGCCGTTCCTGTTCAAGAACTATGCGGTGCGCGACCTGGCCGAATTCCTGGAGATCTACGGTCTGCCGCTGCGCGTGGGCACCTACAACCCATCAGCAACCCAGGATGACAAGGCGGCGCTACTGCGTGCGGTGGTTGGCATCGGTCACAACGCTGCAGCCATCATCCCCGAGGGCATGCTGATCGATTTCAAGGACGCGGCCCAAGGAGACAACAAGAGCTTTGACGCCATGATCGGCCTGATGGAGCGCACCATGTCCAAGGCGGCGCTGGGCGGCACGCTCACCAGCGGCGAAGGCGAGCATGGCACCCAAGCCCTGGGCAGCGTACATAACGAGCTGCGCACCGATCTGCGCGACAGCGACGCCCGCCAGGTCGCTGCCACGCTGACCCGGCGCCTGGTGTATCCGCTGCTGGCCGTCAACAAGGGCCTGGCCGACGTGCGCCGCTGCCCGCAGCTGGTGTTTGACACCCAGGAGCCGGAGAACCTCAAGCTGTTTGCCGACGCGGTGCCCAAGCTGGTGGGCGTGGGCATGCGGGTGCCGGCGAGCTGGGCGCACGACAAGCTCAAGATCCCGGTGGCCAAGGAAGGCGAAGACGTGCTGGCCAGCCCGGCTGCAGCTCCAGCTGAGCCGGCCGTCGAATCGGATCCGAGCAAGACCAAGGCGGCCCGGCTCAAGGCGCAACCTGGTGGCGGCGCGGATCCGGACGAACTCGACCAGCTAAGCGCCGAGATGGCCAGCGAGTGGACCGATTCGATGGGTGAGATCGTCGAGCCGCTGCTGGCCGCGGCCAACCATGCCGTCAGCCTGGAAGACTTCCGCGAGATCATCGGCGGCGAGCTGGCGCTGATCGACCCCAAGAAGCTGGCCGATGTGCTGGCCCGCGGCGACTTCGCCGCCAGGCTGTGGGGCCAGGTCAACTTCCGCAGCCCGGCCGAGCGCAAGCCTGGCACCGGCTCTGCCTAAAAATGCGGCAGGAAATCGGCCCGCAGGCCGCGCCAGTGCTGGATTTCGCGCACAAAGGCCCTAAATCGGGCCGTGGCGGCGTTTTTGGGGTGAGTTGGCCCCAAGGTATAGGCTGGGCTGCGATCGCGGCGCTTAAATGGGTGCGAAAGCCCGATTTTTCGATCCTGGGGGGCGGTCGACAACCCGGATTCCACCCTCGATCCGGCCTGGCAGGGGTCTAAATGGCCGCCAAATTCGACCTTCGGCCCATTTTCGCAGCCGTCCAGCCGCTGGAGGCGATCGACTTTTTCCGGCAAAAGGGCTACCGGATCGGCTTCGACTACCGCGATGTCTGGCAGCAGGAGCACCAGGCGGCCTTCACCGTTGCCAAGATGATGCAGCTCGATCTGCTGCAGGCCGTGCGCGAGGAGGTCGACGCGGCGATCGCCACCGGAACCACGATGGCCACTTTTCGCCAGAACCTGCAGCCACTGTTAGAGAGCAAGGGCTGGTGGGGCCGCAAGGAGGTGGTGGATCCGCTGACCGGCGATGCGGTGGTCGCCCAGCTCGGCAGTCCGCGCCGGCTGCAGGTGATCTTTGACACCAACCTGGCCACGGCCTATTCAGAGGGTCAGTGGGAGCGGATCCAGACGAACCAGCAGCTGTTCCCGTTCCTGATGTATGACGGCGCCAACAGCGAGCGGCCACGCCAGGAGCACCGTGCCTGGGACGGCCTGGTGCTGCGCGCCGATGATCCCTGGTGGAAGAATCACATGCCGGTGCGCGCCTGGGGCTGCAAGTGCACGGTGGTCCAGCTCAACAGTCGGATGATGGAGCGCGAGGGTTATACCGAAGGCAAGGCGCCACCAGAGCAGTATCACGAAATGGTGAACAATCGCACCGGCGAGAAAATGGTGGTGCCCGCAGGCGTCGACCCAGCGTTTCACTACCCACCAGGGGGTCGGCGCCAGCATCTGGACCAGGCACTGGCTGACAAACAAGCGGCATTCAACAGCCGTTCATAACGCCTCTTCGTTCTAAAGCATTTAAGTAGAGGGCGCGCCGGCCACGCGCGATGCTCGGAGTTCTGATCATGCAGAACACCAGCAAAAAGAACCAACCGCCAGGAGGCCGCTATGCGATAGCGTCTTTGTCCTTTACGGTGGGCGCCGGCAGCACCAGCGTGCAGTTGATGCCCGCCGGTGAATTCCGCGCCGCCGATGGCCGGCCGCAGCCGTGGGGCACCTGGAAGCTCACGCCCGAGCGCGCAAACCAGCTGGTCGCCCAGGCCAATGCTCGCGTCAACCAGTACGTCATCGACTACGAGCACCAGACGCAGTTGGCCGACAAGAATGGTCAACCGGCGCCAGCTGCCGGCTGGTTCAAGACACTGGAGTTCCGACCTGGTCAAGGTCTGTATGCCACTGATGTGCAGTGGACCGCGCGCGCCAAGGACTACCTGGCGGGCGATGAGTACAAATACATATCGCCGGTGTTCGAGTTCGACAAGACCACCGGCGAGGTGTTGCGCCTGCTGCATGTTGCCCTGGTCAATGACCCAGGCCTTGACGGCATGGACGAAGTCACCCTGGCCGCGCTGTCGGCCCGCTTTTCTCGCACGGCCGACGACGCCTCGGCCAATTCCGACCCTGGCGCCACTTCCCAATCAACATCAACGGAGCAATCCCTCATGAATCCAATCTTGCTTGCCATGCTCAAGTCCCTGGGCCTGGCCGAGTCAGTCACCGAAGCCGAGGCGCTCTCGGCGATCGCCCTGCTCAAGTCCAAGGCCAGCGGCGCAGACACGCTGGCAGTCGAGGTCGCCACGCTCAAGGCTGGCACACCAGATCCGGCGAAGTATGTGTCGGTCGAGAAGTACAACGAACTCAACACGCAGATCGTCGCGCTCAAGGGCGCCGAGCACAAGCGCGAGGTCGATGCCGTGATCGACAAGGCCCGTGCCGAAGGGCGCCTGGTGCCCGCGGTCGAAGAGGTGTGGCGCGCGGTGGGTCAGAGCGATATCGCCCAGCTCAAGAAGCTGGTCGAGGCCACGCCAGCCAACCCGGCGCTGGCCGGCCAGCAGCAGACCAACGGTCAGCAGCAGGAAAAGAAAGACCCAGCCAAGCTCGACGAAGCGCAGCTGGCCATCTGCAAGAACATGGGTCTGACCGCTGAGCAGTTCGTCGCTGCCGGCATGGCCTGACCTCACCCACGACCCACTACGGAGCAACCATGACAGCACTCAGTTCTGACCGCGATACCCAGCGCCGCAACGGCGACCAGGCGTCGTATCCGGTGGCCGCGTCCACCAAGATCTACCCCGGCGCCATTGTGTGCGCCAACTCGGCCGCGGCATTCGTCACCAAGGGCGCGACCGCCACCACCTTGCGCCCGGTCGGCGTGGCCGAGGAGCTGGCCGACAACAGCGCCGGCTCCAACGGCGCGATCAGCGTCAACGTGCGCCGCGACGGCTGGTTCCGCTTTGCGAACAGCGCCTCGGGCGAGGCCATCACACTGGCCGATGTCGGCGCGGACTGCTACATCGTCGATGACCAGACCGTGGCCAAGACCAACGGATCGAGCAGCCGCTCGATCGCCGGCAAGGTGCGCGATGTGGACGCCAATGGCGTCTGGATCTCGTTCAACTGACCGGACGCAACCCTTTTTCATCCCTGGAGAACTATCCATGAAGCGGACTCTTATCGTATTTGCAGCACTGGCCGGATTGGCCTGTGCAGCCATCGCCGGCACCCCGGCGCCCGTTGACCTGTCGGTGCTGGCATTGATGCCATCGGTGGCTGACGCGGACAAGCTGGTGGGCCTCGGCTTTGCCGGCCTGGTCATCAACCGGGCCAACCTGTCAATCCTGACCCAGGCCTTCAACGCGGCCTTCAAGAACGGCATCGGCCTGGTCAAGCCGATGTGGCAGGACGTGGCCATGAAGGTGCCGTCGACCACCGGCGAGGAGAAATATGCCTGGCTGGGCGCAACCACCCGGTTCCGCGAATGGCTCGGTGAACGTGTTTACCAGAACCTCAAGCAGCACGACTACACCATCCGCAACAAGACCTTCGAGAACACCGTGGCCGTGCCACGCGAAGCGATCGAAGACGATCAGTATGGTGTTTACACGCCACTGGTGACCCAGCTCGGCCAGGACTCGATGCTGCATCCGGACGAGTTGATCTTCGCCCTGGTGACCGCCGGCTTCACCAGTACCTGCTACGACGGCCAGTACTTTTTCGACACCGACCATCCGGTTGGCCCGAACGAATCGCCGGCCAGCGTGAGCAACCACGGCGGTGGATCCGGCACGGCCTGGTACCTGCTGGACACCACCAAGGCGATCAAGCCGTTCATCCTGCAGATGCGCCGCGACTATGCCTTCACCAGCAAAACCGCGCTGACCGATGACAACGTCTTCGACAAAAAGGAGTTTGTCTACGGCGTCGACGGTCGGCTCAATGTGGGCTTTGGTCTGTGGCAGCTCGGTTATGCCAGCAAGCAGACCCTCGACAGCACCAACTATGGCGCCAGTCGTGCGGCCATGATGAGCTTCAAGGCGGACAGCGGCAAGCCACTGAATGTGACGCCCAGCGTGTTGCTGGTGCCGCCGAGCCTGGAGAAAGCAGCGCTCGAAGTGATCCAGGCCGAGCGCCTGGCCAACGGCGCCACCAACATTTACCGCAACACCGCCCGCGTGGTGGTGTGCCCGTGGCTGGTCTGATCGGCCGCCTGAACTGACCCAACTGCACAGGAGCTGACAAACATGGCAACAGCCAACAAGACCAAGGCCGCAGGGCCATCGACGCGCGGATTGAAGGTGATCGCCCGCGCCCCATCGTTTCGCCGCGCTGGCCACGTGTTCGGCGCCGAAGCAAAGACGATCCCGATGTCCGATCTGACCGATGACCAGGTCGATCTGCTCAAGGCCGAGCCGATGCTGGTGGTCCAGGAAGTGGACGTGGACCCGGAAAAGGAAGAGGTCAAGAAGTAATTACGCCGCCGCCGAGAGGGCGTTGATCGGTGCAGCGGCGTGGCGCAGCTGGTGCACTCGGGAGTCCGTAGAGAGGCCGGGAGCGCGTGGCGAAAGCCATCCCGGACCTTTGACCAGGAATAACCCAAGAGGCGATGACGGATGCAGCGGACCTTTGCTCTGCTGCATCAGGAGCCACATGACGGAGCCGCCAGGCAAAGGATGGCACTCCACCCAAGCCGGGCCGGGTCAGTGCCCGGCCGTTCACTCTCCTGAATGGGCCGCGAGTCGACCCATTCAAGAGATCCAGAAAAGACCACCATGCCCTACGCAACCGCCACTGACCTGCTGACCCGCTTCGATGCCGCCGAGATCGCGCAGCGCGTCGATCGCCTCGTTCCGCGCGTCGTGACCGCCGAGCTGCTGCGCGACGTGGCAGCGGCCAACCCTCTATCGGACTACACCGACGAAGAGGCGGCCCAGGCCGGCGTGGCCATGATCGTGGTCGACCGTGCGCTGCGCGATGCGGCCGACACCATCAACAGCTACATTTCCGGCCGCTACTCCCTGCCACTGTCGCCGGTGCCGCCGGTGCTTGAGCGCATCGCCTGCGACCTGGCGCGGTATTACCTGTACGACGATCAGGTAACCGAGCCGATCAAGCAGCGGCATGACGACTGCATCAAGGTGCTGCGCGATGTGCAGGCCGGTCGCGTCCAGCTCGGTGCCGATGCCGACAGCGGTGCCCAGCCGGTGAGCACTGGCGCAGCCGAGCTGGTGAGCGGCTCCAAGGTCTGGAGCCGCGACACCTCGACGGGGTTCATCTGACATGACCGTGCAGATCGTCGCCACGCCCGATGGCCTGCAGGGCCTGATCCGCCCGCTGATGGCGCTGCGGATCCTGGGCGCATCGCCCAGGCCGATGTGGGAGGCGCTGGCCAACTATGGCGAGAGCAGCACCCGGCTGCGGTTTCGCAACCAGGTCGACCCGGACCGGCGCCGCTGGATCCCGAGCGCACGCGCCAAGGCTGGCGCGTCCAACCGCACATTGATCGATAGCGCTCGGCTCCTGCGCTCGATCTCGCACAACGCCAACAACAGCGGCGGCGAATGGGGCAGCAACGTGAAATATGCGGCCATCCACCAAGCCGGTGGCGTCATCAAGGCCAAGGGCCGGGCGCTGCGGTTCGCAATCCCTGGTGTCGGCTTTGTACTCACCAAGAAGGTGACCATACCGGCACGCCCATACCTTGGCGTGAACGAGGAAGACGGCCGCGAAATGCTGGCGATCGCCGGTGATGTGCTGGACATGGTGCAACGTGCTCGCTAAGTCCGAAAACGCCCTGCTCAAAGCGCTGCGCGAGCATCGCGATATCAGGCAACTGGTGCGCACGGTGGGCACCTTGCCGCAGGTCATTGACGCCAAGCTCCTGGCGCAGTACCAGGCTGACGCGCCAGCGCTCTACGTGGTGCCCGGCGTCTTCACCGTGCGTGACGATGCCATGCTGCCATCGTTCACCGTTGCGGCGGTTGTTCGCAACGTGGGCGGCCAGGAACAGGCCCGCAAGGGCGACGGCGTCGACCTGGGCGTTGATCACCTGTTGACGCTGGCCGCCCGTGCGCTGCACGGTCGCCGCCTGGGCGACTGCAGCTGGAACCTGACCCGCGGACAAATGGTCGATGAGGTGGCGTTCGCCAGTGCCGGCTTGAGCGCCCTTGAAATGGTCTTTGAGGGCAGTCCGATCGAGCTGACCGCGGATTATGGTTTCGATGAGCTGCAGGATCTGCTGCAGGTGCATGCGGACATCGATATCGCACCAAAGGCAGGCGCCGACGTTCACAAGCAATGGATCCGCGAGCCGGCCGACCATTCCGCTGGCTCACCCGACGCGACGATCAACGTTCAACTCCCAGGAACAAACTGATGCAAAACCGTATTCACATCCGTCCTGGTCGCATTGGCGACCAGGTGCTCAAGATCCGAAAACCTGTCGGCGGCTACCTGGCCGAGGCCGGCGAGCCGGTCAACGACAGCACGTACTGGCAGCGCCGCCAGCTCGACGGTGATGTCGAGCTGGTGCCTGAGACCGAGTCACCCAAGGCTGGCGCCAAGGCCGGCAAGTAAACCCACCGATCCGCACAACTTCACCTGGAGCTATTCATGCCGGACAACATCGCCTACAACACCATCCCGATCGACATCCGCACGCCTGGCCAGTTTGTCGAGATCGACAACTCCAAGGCTGTGCGCGGCCTGCCGTCGCAGAACCGCCGGATCCTGTTTATCGGCAACAAGCTGGCCGCCGGCTCTGCCGTGGCCGACACCTTGTACCGTATCAACTCGGCCAGCGAGGCGGCCACCTTGTTCGGCCGCGGCTCGGTGCTGTACGAAATGCTCAGCCTGGCACGCACGGCCAACAAGGAAAGTGACATTTGGGCCATTGGCCAGACCGACCTGGTTGGCGGCGTGCAAGCCACCCAGACCATGACGGTCACCGGCACCGCGACCGGCGCCGGCACGCTGGCTGTCTATATCAACGCAAGCAAGCTCAGCGTGGGCGTTTCGGTGGGTGACGACGCAACGACCGTGGCCACCGCGATCGTGGCGGCCGTCACGGCCTGGCTCGATGGCCCGGTGACCGCCGGCAATGCATCTGGCGTGGTGACCTTGACCGCGCGACACAAAGGCGTGTTCGGCAGCGACATCGATGTCCGGGTGGGGTACTACCAGGACGAAGTGCTGCCCGCCGGCATTGCCGTGGCTGTGGCCGCAGGCACGGCCGGAGCCGGCAACCCGGATGTGGCCACCGCGCTGGCAGCGATCAGCCTGGAGAGCTTCTACACGATCGTCACGCCCTACACCGACACCTCGAACATCGCCAAAATCGAAGCCGAGCTGGCCAGTCGCTGGGGTGGTATGGACATGCGCACTGGTCACCTGTTCGGTGCGCTGCGCGGCACCCAGGGCGCACTGGCCACGCTGGGCAGTGCCCGCAACAGCCCGCACAGCACCTTCATCGGCGTCAAGTCCTCGCCCACGCCAATCTATCAGTGGGCAGCGGTGCTTGCGGCCGTGTGCGAGTTCCACGGTGCCATCGATCCGGCGCGGCCGTTCCAGACCTTGCCGCTGCCAGGCGTGTTGCCACCGGCGCTGGCCAGCCGCTTCACCCGCCAGGAGCGCGATCTGCTGCTGCGCGACGGCATCAGCACCTTCACGGTCGACCAAGGCGGCGTGGTGATGATTGAGCGCGTCATCACCACCTACCAGGTCAACGCCTATGCGATCGACGACGTGTCGTACCTGGACCTCAATACCAAGTGGACCGTGGATTACATGCGATATGCCTTTCGTGCACGCATTGCGCTGCGATTCCCGCGCCACAAGCTGGCCGACGACGGCACTAACTTCGCGCCTGGCCAGGCCGTCGCAACGCCCAACATCATCCGTGGCGAGCTGCTGGATGTGGCGCGGCAGCTGGAACTGGCTGGTGTACTGGAAAACTTTAGCCAGTTCAAGGAAGACCTGATCGTCGTTCGCTCTCTTAGCGATCGCAACCGAGTCAACTGCGTGCTGCCGCCCGATGTGGTCAACCAGTTCCGGGTGTTCGCAGCCTCGGTGCAATTCATTCTGTAAGGAGAGCGGAACATGTCACAAGTCAGCGGTCGCGTATATATCGCCATGAACGGCGCACGCCTGCGCAGCAAGGAAGGCGCCACCCTCAACATCGGCGGGCCTGAACGCAAGCCAGCCATCAGCGACTCGGGCGTCGACGGTTTCGTCGAGAACCTGACCGCGCCAATGGTCGAGTGCCGCGTGCACCACACCGCGGACATGTCGCTGGCCGAGCTGCAGTCGTTCCGCGACGGCACCTTGACCTTTGAGACCGACACCGGCCGGATCTATACGCTGATCAACGCCTGGTGCTCGGATCCGCCAAAGCTCGAAAAGGGCGAGGTCTCGCTCAAGTTCGAGGCGATGGAGTGCATCGAAGGCTGACGCCGCAGCCATTGAACGCCAGGGCCATCTGCGGGTGGCCCTTTGTCTCTGAATCACCACCCACCGGATCTGACCATGAACACCTCTGCAACCGTCGTTAAGCCGCTTTCAAAGCCCTGGAAGGTCGGCGGCCAGGAAGCCGCCGACATCGAGCTGCGCGCGCCAACAATGGACGATGTCCTGTCTGCCGAGCAGGACGCCTCGCCGATGCACCCGAACAGCTTCAACGTGGCGATGGCCTGCCGCACGATGGTGCGCGCCGGCACCTTCACCGGGCCGTTTGCTCCCAGCCACTTCAAGGCAATGTCACCTGCGCGTTTCGCCAAGGTGGTCGAGGCCATGCGGGAGGCCGAAGCCCTGGGGGAAGACTGACCCGAGAGCGCAAGCCGTTGCTCGACCAGGTGCTGCTGCTGGCCATGAAGACCCACTGGAGCCGCGCCGACATCCTGCAACTGAGTGCGTCTGAATTCGGGTTCTATATCGAGCGAATCACTGAGCTGGGCAACAACGGATCATGAGCACAACTTACACCGTCGGCGTTCGCCTCGATGGCAATGCATCGTCCTATCTGCGGGCGGTGCGTACCAGCGAGTCGGCAACGCGCGGTTTTGGTCGCCTGGTGCAGGCTGAGTTTTCCCGGCTGCGCCAGTTCATGCAGTCGGCCCAGGGCCAGCTCGCCGGCCTGGGTCTTGGCGTTGGCCTGATGCAGGCGCAGCGCAATGCCGCGATGCTGGAAAAGACGATGACCCAGGTGCGGCTGACCGCCGGCATGTCGGTCAAAGAGCAGACCGAGGGTTATCGGCGCATGTTCGAGCTGGTGCGGCGCAATGGCGGCGTGATGGAAGAGACGGTCGGGGGCTTCAACAACCTGATCCAGGCCGGCCTCAAATACCAGGAGGCCATGCGCGCCACCGAGGCAATCAGCGCGGCCAAGGCCGTCACGGGTGCCAACGATCAATCCCTGTCCAGCGGCCTGACGGTGGGCGCGGCCAACTTCGGCTTCGACCTGGCACAGATGGGCGTGGCCACCCGCATGCTCGACCAGATGACCGTGGCCGGCCGCCTGGGCAATGCCGAGCTGGAGAACCTGTCCGACATCTTTTCGCGCGTGGCACAGCGTGCGCAGTCAGCCGGCATGGGATTTGAGACAACGCTGGCCTTTATTGAGGGCCTGTCGCAGATCGAACGTCAACCCGAGCGCCTGGCCACGCTGGCCGACTCAACGCTGCGCCTGTTCACCAACGCCAACTATGCCAAGGAGGCCGAGAAGGCCACCGGGGTGAAGTTCTTCGCCAAGGACGGATCCCGCCGCGACTCGCTGGCGGTGCTCGATCAGCTGCGCGGCAAGTTCAAGGAGCTGACCACCGACGCGCAGCGCTTCCAGTTCGTAAACAAGGCCTTTGGCAAGACCGACATGGACACCCAGCGCGGCCTGGGCGCCTTGCTCGGCAGCAATGGCCTGCAGGACATCCGCGAATTCGAGCGCCTGATCAAGGAAGCCGGCGGCACCGTGGCGCGAGATCTGCCCGCGGCGATCGCCAACGCGGCCGACCAGTCATCGCGCCTGAAAAACACACTGCGCGAGGCGGCCGAAGACTTCGCGCGGCCGATCAATGATGCCGTCTCCAACGCGATCCGCCATCTGCTCGACCGCAAGGATCAGGGCGGCATGGGCCTCAGTGGTATGCAGGTCGCCGCCGGTGGCGCCGCCGGCCTGGTCGGTGCGTATGCGCTCACGCGGGTACTGCCACCATTGATGCGCAACCTGGCCGGCCGCTTCGGTGGTGTCGGCGCTGGCGTGGCCACTGGCAAGGCGTTGGAGGCTGCTGCAGGCGTGACGCCGGTCTATGTCACCAACTGGAGCGAGGTCGGCGGTGGTGGCCTGGGCGGTGCCGCTGGCGCCGCCAGTGGTGCGCTCGCAGGCGCCGCTGGCGGTGGGTTGTTGTCCAAGCTCAAGACCGTGGCCGCAATGGCCGCTGGCGCGCCTGTGGGGGCCTTGCCGCTGGCATATGCGGCCGGCGGTGTTGCGCTGGCCGGTGCCGCCGGTTATGGCGCCGGTTCACTGGCCTATAAAGGCATCGAGAACACCGGCTTTGGCGATCAGCTCGGTGGCGCGATCGCCAAGGTGCTGGCGGTGTTTGGCAATGAGAATGCGCAGCGCGCCGTGGCGGTGCGCGAGGCCCTGGAGCAGACCAAGGTCGGCGGCGAGATCACAGTGCGGGTGCAGGGCAATCCCAACCTGGCGGTCCAGGCCGAGGTGCGGCCGTTCAACAATACCCGTATGCGCTCGGACGTGGGCCATACCAACGGCGCGGCCGGTTACTGACATGGCCACCTGGCGCGACTCCTTGAAGGTGCAGACCCGGTTCCGGGGCGTGCCCTTCTTCGCGGTTGAGTCGGACGTGGCTGTGGGCCGGCGCACCGTGCTGCATGAGTACCCGCAGCGCGACGATCCGTACACCGAAGACCTCGGCCGCCGAGCGCGCCAGTTCCGCGTGGACGGCTATGTGCTGGGAGACGACTACCTTGACCAGCGCAACGACCTGATCAAGGCATTCGAGGAGCCAGGCCCTGGCGAGCTGAACCACCCGCGTTATGGCGTGTTGTGGGTGTCGGTGCTCGAAGCGGTCAGTATCAAGGAAAGCAGCCGCGAAGGTGGCATCGCTCGCTTTTCGGTCACCTTCGTCGAACATGGCGAGAACCAGTTTCCGGTCACCGTGCAGGACACGGTCAGCCAGGTCGATGTGGCCGCGACCGAGGTCGAGCAGGCAGCGGCCGATGACTTCAGCGAGGTGTTCGACGTAAGCGGTCCCGAGACGCTGCTGGTCGACGCCATGCGCCAGATGCAGCATGAGCTGGACGGCCTGGTCGACATGGTGCGCCAGTACACCAGCACCGAGGCGCTGGGCGAGCTGCTACGCGACGTGGTCGGCGTGAGCGATTCCCTGGTCGACCTGATTCGCACGCCAACCGTGCTGGCGCAGTCGCTGCTCAGCCTGTTTGGTCAATTCTCCCTGACTGTGCGCCGGCCGCTGTCGGCGCTCGCGGAGCTGCAGGCCGTCTTCCTCGGAAACCAGCGCACCGGTGCCGGAGCGCTGGCCGGATCCACATTGGCCCGGCGCCAGGTCAACGAACGCGCCCGCGCAGATCTGCAGCGGCGCCTGGTGCTGGCCCAGCAAGGCCGCACCCTGGCGATCGCGCTCGGCGCCAGTGACATGACCGCCAACCAGGCGCGTGCGCTGCGCGATCGCGTGCTTGAGCAGATCGACATCGAGGTCGAGGTCAACGACCCACCGGCCGCTGTTGTCGGTGCGCTCGATGCGCTGCGCCTGGCGGTGACCCGCGACGTGCAGGCCCGCGCCGAGCTGCTGCGCCAGGCTGCGTCATATACACCGGTGGCGGTGTTGCCCAGCCTGGTGCTGGCGCATCGGGTCTACCAGGACGCAGCCCGCGCCGATGAGCTGGTGAGCCGCAACGGCGTGCGCCATCCGGCCTTCGTGCCGGCGACGACGTTGGAGGTGTTGAGGTGAAAACCTATGCTGAGATCAGCGATTGCGGACTCTATCGATACCGGCTCGGCCGCCGGTGGGGCGACGGCAAGGCATTGGCCTTTGTGATGCTCAACCCAAGCACCGCCGATGCGCATCAGGATGACCCAACCATTCGGCGCTGCATTGGGTTCGCGCGGTCGCATCGATTCGACGCGATCGATGTGGTCAATTTGTTTGCCTACCGCGCCACCAAGCCGAGCGAACTCAAGCGCGCTGGCTACCTTGTCGGCCCTGAGAACGATCTGCACATTGCGATGGCAGCACGCGCCGCTGGGGCGGTGTGTGTCGCATGGGGAGCCAATGGCAGCAAAACAGGGCGTGCCGGCGAGGTGTTGATGCTGCTGATGCGCAACGGCGTAGTTCCGCAGTGCCTGGCTGTCACGCGCGGAGGCATGCCCCAGCATCCGCTGTTCGCCCCCAGCGTCCTCGAAATGAAGCCATACAACCTGGCGACGATCGAGACGGCTCTGGCCAGCTATCAATGACCACCAACGCCTGCGAACTCCTGATCGACGGTCGCTTGTATGGCGGCTGGAAGCGCGTCGAGGTGCAGCGCTCGATCGAGCAGATCGCGGGCGGGTTCATCCTGGAACTGACCAGCCGCTGGCCTGGTGTGGATACACCGCAGGGCCTGCGCGAGGGCTTGCCGTGCGAGGTGCGGCTGGGCGGCGAGATTGTGATCAGCGGCTATGTCGACATGTACGAGGTCGACCTCACCAACAACAGCAGCTCGATCCGGGTCGAGGGCCGCGACAAGACCGGCGACCTGGTCGACTGCTCGGCAATCCACAAGACCGGCCAATGGCGTGGCGTGTCCCTTGACCGACTGGTGCGCGACATCTGCGCGCCGTTCGGCATTGACGTGCAGGTGGCCACCGATATCGGCGAGGTGTTCAAGCGCTTTGCATTGGAGGAAGGCGAGCGCGCATTCGACGCGATCGACCGGGCCTGCCGCCTGCGCGCGGTGATGCCCACCAGCACGCCGGCCGGTGCTTTGCTGCTGACCCATGCCAGCGACACGAGCACGGACCTGTCCCTGGTCGAGGGTGTCAATGCGCTGCGCATGTCGGGCACGCACACCTGGCGTGAGCGGCATTCAAAGGTCACGCTCAAGGTCCAGGTGCCTGGCGACGACGACGAGAACGGCACGGCCGCGGCGCACCTCAAGGCCGAGGCTGTCGACGGAGAGATCAACCGGTATCGGCCGCTGGTGGTGATCGCCGAGCATGGCACCAGCTCCGGCTCGCTGCAGGACCGCGCCACCTGGGAGACCCTGGTGCGCATGGGCCGAGGCAAACGCGGCCGGTGTTCGGTGCAAGGCTGGCGCACAGGTCTGCATGGCGAGACCGGCGAACTGTGGAAGCCCAATACGCTGGTGCAGGTCACCAGCCCGCGGCTGAACCTGGACGGCGAGATGCTGGTGGTGGGCTGCACCTACTCGCTGACAGAGCAAGGCCAGCAGACCGAATTGACGTTCGCCAGGCGCGAGGCCTTCGAGCTGGTCGAGGGCGTGGGCCGCAGCCGCCTCAAAGGCCGGTTGAACGACAAGACCCAAAAGGAGAAGAAGAAAAAGGGCGACGGCTTCACGGCCAGCTGGGAACTGACCGCACCGAAGGGCGTCAAGCGATGAGCGCATTCGGCCGCATTGCGACACGTGTGCGCCTGTCGATCAGCCGCGCCATCGTCGGCCTGGTGAACGACGCAACCAAGCTGCAGGCCGTCCAGGTTACGCTTCGCGCCGAAGAGGTGCGCGATAGCGCCGAGCACTTCCAGCATTACGGATTCAGCAGCGTGCCGCTGCCGGGTGCCGAAGGCATTGGCCTGGCCGTGGGCGGCAGCACTGACCACATGGTGGTGATCAACATCGACGATCGTCGCTATCGCAAGCGCGATCTGCTGCCCGGCGAGGTGTGCATATATACCCGCTGGGGTGATTACGTGCTGATCCGCGAGGGCGAGATCGTCGTCAAACACGCGACCAAGGTCACGGTCGATGCACCGCTGGTTCACTTCACCGGCAATGTGACGGTGGCCGGCTCGATCGTGGCGGCCGGCGATGTGACCGGGATCGGCACCTCGCTGCATTCGCACGTGCATGGCGGCGTGTCATCGGGTGCCAGCAATACGGGTGCGCCGGCATAGGGCTATCTAAAGTCCTTTAGCTGACCATTCAACACCGATTCAAGACACTCGACGCATGGATATTGCCCTGACCTACGACAGCCAGATTGGCGCATTCGACGTGTCGATCGACGCGCTCAATGCCGACCTGGCCCGCGAGGAGTCGCTGTCCACAGTCGTGTTGCTGTCGCTGTTGACAGACCGTACAGCCCAGGCGAACGAGGTGGACCCCGGCGCCGATCGCCGTGGGTGGTGGGCCGATGCGTTCGCCGAACAGGTCGGTGACATGTTCGGCAGTCGCCTGTGGTTGCTCGCGCGCGAAAAGCAGCTGCCAGCCACCATCGCAAGGGCGCGCGCATACATTGAGGAGGCGCTGGCCTGGTTGGTCGCCGATGGCCTGGCCAAGTCGGTTATGGCCACGGTGTTCGCGCCACGCCGCGGCTGGCTGGTGGCCCAGGTCGACATCACACTTGCTGGCGACTCGCGCCGCTATCGTTTCGAGTGGAGCGATGATGCGCAGGTCTGGCGCTTGGGCGGCGAGGTTCACTGATGCCCTTCGAGCGGCCAACGCTACCCGAGCTGATCGACCAAGGTGCGGCCGAGTTCGAGAGCCGCCTGCCTGGCGTGTTGGCGCGCGTGCGCCGCTCCCTGGTGGGCGTGCTCAACCGGGTTGTGGCGGCTGCGCTGTCGGCCATGTACCAATATGCCGAGTGGCTCAACAAGCAGGCCTGGCCGGATCTGGCCGAGTCGGAGTACCTGAACGACCACGGCGCACGCTGGGGCGTCACACGCACCGCTGCAGCGCCGGCAACAGGCACAGTGCGCTTCACCGGCGCCGATGGCACCACGGTGCCTTCTGGAACGCTGGTGCAACGCGCCGATGGCGTCCAGTACCAGACAACCGCCGAGGGCAGCATCGCAGCCGGCGCCGCGTTGGTGCCGGTTCAGGCGGTTGTGGCCGGCGAGGTGTCCAACGCAGCGATCAACACAAGCCTGGTCCTGACCTCACCCGTGGCCGGTGTCACGTCCACCGCGTTGGCATATACCGCGCTCTCGGGCGGCGCCGACATCGAGGCCGACGAACTCTATCGGGCGCGGATCCTGGAGCGGATCCGCCAGGTGCCGCAAGGCGGCAGTGCGGCCGACTATGTGGCATGGGCCAAGGAAGTGCCTGGCGTTACCCGCGTCTGGGTTTATCCAGGCGAGCTTGGTCCTGGCACGGTGGTCGTGCGTTTCATGCGCGACGACGACAGCGCTGGCGCGATTCCCGATGGCGGCGAAGTGGCCAGCGTGCAAGCGGCGATCGACATCGCGCGGCCGGTGACTGCAGCGGCGACAGTGCTGGCTCCTGTCGGCGTTGCGCTGGACTTCACGATCGCGCTGACGCCAGGCACTGCGGCCGTCAAGGCGGCTGTCGAGGCCGAGCTGGTCGACCTGATCCAACGCGACGGCGTGCCAGGTGGAACGCTGCTAATCACGCATATCCGCGAGGCGATCTCGGTGGCGGCCGGCGAGGTCGATCACGTGTTGACGGTGCCATCGGCCAATGTAGTACACAGCACCGGGCAGATCCCGACGATGGGGACGATCACATGGGTGTGACTCTATCGGCCTGGTTGCAGGCGTTGCAGGCACTGTTGCCACCTGGCATGGCGCTCACGCGCGAGCCAGGTGCACGCCTGACCGCGTTGCTCGAATCCATTGCGGCGCTGTTGATGTCCGCGCAGGCGCGTCTGGAAGCGCTGGAGGTTCAATGGGATCCGCGCCGCGCCACCAGCATGTTGACCGATTGGGAGCGTCTGCTGGGTTTGCCCGATGACTGCGCGCCGGCCGGTCAGCTTTTGACGGACAGGCAGACCGCTGCGTTTGGCCGGCTGACAGACGTGGGCGGCCAAAGTCGCGCCTTCTTCATTGACCTGGCCGAGCGCAACGGCGAGCCAGGCTGCACGATCGACGAGTTCCGACCGGCCAACTGCAACGGCCACTGTAACGAGGCCTTGTTGTCGGTCGCGGACGCATTCACCTGGCGCGTGAATATCCCGCACGTGGCGGCCAATGTGCGCTGGGCCAATTGCAACAGCAACTGCGTCAGTGCGTTGCAAATGTATACGCCCGCCAGCATCGAGTGTTTGTTCGGCGAACGCAAGCCGGCGCATTCGACCGTCATCTTTTCCTACGCAATCTGACTGAGGTACTCCGATGGACCGCATCGCAACGACAACCAAGGCCGTCGACCTATTCGGCAGCGGCAAGCATGGCTTCAAGAACGGCGACCTTGGTCTTGGCGTCGCGCCGACCGACTTCAACGCCGAGTGGTTCAATGGCGTCCAGGAAGAGCTGCTGGCCATCATCGAGGCGGCCGGGACAGTGCCGGCGGGCGGCACGCGCAACCAGGTGTTGACGTCCTTGGCAGCAGCGCTGGCAACACGTCCGGAGTTCGCCAAGAACCTGGCAGCAAGCGGGTACCAGAAGCTACCTGGCGGATTGCTGTTGCAGTGGGGCAGTTATCAAACCGCGTCATGGAGTTCCGTCACGGGTTTGTCTTTTCCAATCGCATGGCCGAACGGTCTTCTCAACACGAGAGCCAGCGAGGTCTCCAACACGTCGCCCAAATCGGCTGGCATGTCGAATTGGACAACCACGACCTTCGATCTATACGTAAACGGCTCCGCCGGTGCATGGCTCGTTCACTGGCTGGCGCTTGGTTGGTAACAGGAAAATTTATGCTTTATTCACCTTCAACCAATGGCTTCTACACACCCGCAATTCACGGCGCTGCCATACCTTCGGACGCGGTCGAAGTGTCTGATGAGTTGCATGCGAGTTTGATCAACGGATCGGCACAAGGCAAGGGAATCAAACCAGACGCGTACGGACAACCCGTCCTGACGGATCCGGCACCGCCAACAGCGGCGGAAATATGGATCCGGATTCAGGCCGAGCGCGATCGCCGCCAGGTCATCGGATACGAGGTCGGCGGGAAGTGGTTTCACGGTGACTTATCGAGCCGCATCCAGCAGCTGGGCCTGGTCATGTTGGGCGTCAACGTTCCGGCCGGCTTGCAGTGGAAAACGATGGACGGCAGCTTCGTGGCCATGACGGCCGAGTTGGCCGCGTCCGTGTTCGCTGCAGCTGCTGCAAGCGACATCGCCATCTTCGCTGCGGCCGAGACACACCGGGCTGCGATGGAGGCCAGCAACGATCCGGCCGCCTACGATTTCAGCGCTGGATGGCCACCGGTGTTTGAGGGTTGAGACTGTTATGGAAATGGTCGACTGGATCACTCTGCCGCTGAAAGTGACCCTCTACGTCTGGGGGTTCTGGTACCTGTATGTCCTGATCATGGGTTTCTACCGGGCCAAGCTGGCGGGCAAGCTGACCAAGGTTGCGTTTGCGCTGGCTCTGCCGGCTGTCGTCGCCGGCTACCTGTTCGACCTGGTCGCAAACTGGACCGTCGCTAGCCTGTGGTTCCGCGAGCTGCCCCGCAAGCCACTAGAGTTGGTGACTGATCGACTGACGCGTTACCTGGCCGATGGCCCAGGCTGGCGGTTCGCGAACGCGCAGTGGATCTGCCACAACCTGCTCGACTATTTTGACCCGCACGATCAGCACTGCCGGTGACAAGGAGCAAGCCGTGAGCAATGACGCCCAAGCTGTCGATGAACTTCTCAATAAATGTGCCGAGGCCGAAGACAGTGGCGCCAGCAAGTATCCCGGCGCAAGCTATGAACAAGGCGTGGCAGCCGCCGTTCGGTGGCTGCTCGATAGTGGCCCACACCCGTTGGAGGGTTGACCAACCAAGAAAAAAGACAGGGCGAGTGCCCGTGGTGCTGTAACACCCTGGACACCCGCCTCCGCCGTGAGCAAGCACGGCATTGACCGAAGACCCTGCCACCTGTACAGGCCAGGGCATTATGGAAGATGCCATGCAAGAGGTTCGATGTGGCCGATGCCAGCGCAAACTGGCTGAAGGCGAGTATGTGAGATTGCAGATCAAGTGCCCGCGCTGCGGGACACTGAACGATGTCAGGGCCGCGAGCCCCACACCGGAACGCCCGAGAGCGTCAAACACTTGGAGAAGTGATGGCGAAAAAGGACGTTCAACCGCTCTTTAACAACGTAGATGCAGCACCGATGGTGCCTTGGATCGGCGGCAAGCGCCGCCTGGTCCAGCACATCCTGCCGCTGTTCCCGGAGCACGACTGTTATGTCGAGGCGTTCTGTGGTGCAGCGGCCTTGTTCTTTGCCAAGGAACCGAGCAAGGTCGAGGTGCTCAATGACGTGCACAGCGAGCTGGTGCGTCTGTATCGGGTGGTGCAGAACCACCTCGAAGAGTTCATGCGCCAGTTCAAGTGGGCACTGGCCAGCCGAGAGATATACGGCTGGCTGCAGGACACGCCACCGGAAACGCTCACCGATATCCAGCGCGCGGCCAGGTTCTTCTACCTCCAAAAGCTCGGGTTTGGCGGCAAGGTCAGCGGCCAGACGTTCGGTACCGCCACGACCTCCAAGGCTCGGCTTAATCTGATGCGGCTGGAAGAGGATCTGAGCGCCGTGCACATGCGGCTGCACCAGGTCACGATCGAGCGCCTCGATTGGGTCACCTGCGTCGAGCGCTACGACCGGTCGCACACCCTGTTCTACCTGGATCCACCCTACTACGGCACCGAGGGCTACGACGTGCCCTTCGGCCTCGCCCAATATGACCGCATGGCCGAACTGCTGCGCACCATGAAGGGCAAGGCGGTGGTCAGCGTCAACGACATCCCAGCCATGCGCCACGCCTTCAAGGGCCTGGCCATGAAGCGCGTCGCAATCAGGTATACGGTGGGTGCCAGCGCTGTGGGCCGGGATCCCAAGGGCGAGCTGGTGATCACCAATTGGTGACGCGAGGCGGAAGGCGATAAAACGACCCAGGAGCCGCCGTTTGGCCGGCCAATACGCTGGGCTTGACTTGGCCCCGATCGTTGCTCCTGGCGCGATCTGGCGTGTCGACTCTGGCGATCCTGGCGGGCTGGACTGGTGTTCAATGCCCCTTAAAGCAGGGTTTCTTGGTCAGAATCGGGCCTGTGGATAACTTTTCAGGTCGGGAAGACGGTCTTGCTCCAATATCTTGATCCACGTGCTCCAATAGCGCGGCGGTTTACACCTGGACAGCTGCCACTGGTGGTGGGCACAGGGCCTGGCGGCAACAGCTACTCGGTCCCGATCCAGACGCTGCTGTTCTTCACGGCGCTGTCATTCCTGCCGGCGGTGTTGCTGATGATGACCGGTTTCACCCG